CGCGGCCATAGTCCACACAGTGCACGCCCAGCTTTTCAGCTTCGCCGGTGAAGCACAGGCAGCTGCCGATTCGGGGAGCGAAGCCAGCAGCTGCAGGCAACGCTGCGGTTCTCAGCGCCGAACGTGATGAGCGCCGGGTAGGTCTGCCAGCCCTGGAACGGGCCTGTGAGCCCGGTGCTCACCGCGAGCGCCTTGAAGTAGTCGAACGGAACGCCCTCGGCGTTGTAGCCCTCGGTCGTGGCGCCCAGGTAGTTGCTGAAGTAGTGCTGTCGCGCGGACGGCGGGTAGGCGTAGTCGAACGTCTCGGCGATCTCGCCGCCGTCGATCGGGTGGAGCTGTGTCTTGACCGACACCTTCGCCAGGATCTCGACGAGCTCCGGTGGCAGGCAGTCGAGCAGGCCGGGCTTGCCGTGGAGCGGGTGCGGGCGGTCGAAAATGCCCTGCTGCACGTCCCAGTCGGTGCCATGCGCATTGGCCCATCGATGCGAGCCGGACTTCGTGTAGTCGTTGTTGCCCTCGCAGGCGCGCTGGATGTTGTTGATGCGCCCGTTGATCTGCTCGTTGGCGGTGCCGATCAGCGTGCCGCCGCTGCCGGCGGCGACCGATACCGTCTCGATGACCTTATCGCTGAAGTTCTCGTACGCGGTGAGCGACGTGAGCTTGCCGCTGTAGGATGCGTTCCACAGGACCTGACAGCCCGCCGGCCACACCTTCGTGGTCGTGAAGGTGAAACTTTTCGACCCCTTCGCGGCGCACACGCCGGTGCCCCAGACATAGTTGACCTCGACGATGATGTCGTACTGACCCGGCTGCATGTCGGCCTCGGGGACGTAGAGCGCCTCCCTGCTGTCAAAGGCGCAGGCGGGCGGAAGCGCGAAATGCGCCCCGATGGCCATGGTCGGGGCCTCGATGCCGCCCTCGAGCGTGGACAGCGGGTGGTCGGCGTCGCGACCGTTAAAGTGATGGAGGACGTCGAACGGCAGCGGGTACTCCTTGCCGTCCCACGTGAAGGTCGAGTTGAGCTGGTCGCCGATGCGGAGCACGTCGGCGGCGTTGCCCATGCGGATCATCGCGCGGAGCTGCTGCGGCGAGATGCCCAGCGTGGCAACGCTGACGGCCTCGGCCGCGGCGTTGGCCTTGCGCGCGGCCTCGGTGGCGGACGAGGTGGCCTCGTCCGCGTTGCCCGCGGCGGTGTTGGCCAGCTCGGTCGCGTCGTCTGCGAGCTCCTTGGCCTTATTTGCGGCCTCGGCCGCCTTCTTCGCCTCGGCGGTCTGGTCCTCGGCCGCCTTCTTCGCCTTGGCGAACTCGCTCTCGCGCGTCTCCTCGTTGGAGACGCGCGTCGCCTCGCCCGTCTTGCGCTGCTCCTCGTTCGCCTCGACTGCGGCCTTGGCCTCGTTCGCGGCCTTTGCGGCGGCGTCGGCCTTGATTCGCGAGGTTTCCAGTGCCGCCTCGTTCTCGTACTTAAACGGAAAGTCCTTGACTGACCCGTCCTTCAGGGTGACGGTCAGGCCGTCGATGTACTCGCCCTCGGACACCTTGACCTCGGTCAGGGTGCCGCCGGTGTTCTCATCAGCCACTAGGCATCATCCTTCCTCGATTTGACCGGGCCCACCAGCAGACGGTGAACTCGGGCGTCCACACTCCACTCGGCGATGCCGTAGTCCTCGATCTCGCCGAGCACAGCGCGGACGTCGGCGACGGTCTGCGCGATCTGCGCCTTGAGCTCCTTGGCCTCGAGCACGAGCGCCTGCAGGTCGCTCACGGTCGGGTCGCTGGGCAGCTGGCCGACCGTGAGCGACGGGCGCACGTGGAACGGCCATGGCATACGCACCGACTTGAGTACGTCGGTGCCGCGTCGGCCCTCGATGCCGACCTCGACCTCACCGGTCTCTTTGAGCACCTCCCACGGCACGAGCCAGATGCCGCCGTCCCGCGCCGGTGTGTAGTTGCCGGCCGCCGCAGCGAACGTCACCGTGACCTCGAGCCCCGTCCATTCCGGGTCGAGGTCGAGGCCGACCGCGTCGACGCCCTGCGTGCCTTGGACCAACTCGAGGTCGTCGCACGACACGGCGCGGTCTCGCACCTTGATCTTGTGTATCTTCATGTCCCTCCTTTACGCGAGGATTCCGATCGCGGTCCAGACCGGCGGTGAGCCGATGAGCACCGCCCTCTGCCCCACCTTGGCGCCCGAGCAGGCCGTGGTCATGCGCACGCCCTCTGCCACGCCGCCGCGCACGAGTACCGACAGCGAGCTGCCGGTGACGGCCGTGACGTAGCCGTAGGCGATCTGCACCGATGCCCTGTCGGGCGGCTCAATCGATTCCAGGAGGTCTGACGCCATGCTCATGCCGCGCTCCTCTCGAACTTTCTCATCTCGATATTCATCGGGCAGGCCGTCTCGAACTTGAGCGCCTGCGTCCTGATACAGGTGTGGTCGGCATCGATGTCGGCGCTCGCCAGGCGGAGGTTGCCCGCGTCGTAGACCGACACGGGGTCGTATGTGCAGGTGCAGTTCACCCTCTGGATGACGGACCGCCCGTCCCTGAGCAGCTCGGCGGCCTTGGCGTCGGCAGCGGCCTGGATGGCGTCATGGGGCCACGGCGTGGCCGTGGGGCCCTCCTCCACCTTCTCGGCGACGACGACGGCCTCCCCGCCGGACTCCAGGTATACGTATCCGGCCGAGACCTCGCTGTAGTTATCCGCGGGCGTCTCGGTCGCGACGATGTGCTGCCACTCGCCCGTGAGCGTCACGTAATGCAGGTGCGGGCCGGCTGATAGGGACGGCACCCACCAAGCCTGCAGGCTCACGCGGGCGCCCTTCGTCCCCTTGATCCACAGGCTCTGTGTGACCGGTGCGCCCTTCTTGAGCGATCCGACCCTGTCTTGGCAGAAGCCGATGCGCCCGCCGTCGCTCGCGACCTTGAGGCCGAAGAACACGGCGGTCTGTGGAGAGTCCGGCACGTACACGGTGGAGATGGAGCCGTGGCTGTCGCTCTGGCGGTAGGTCCCGCTCTCCTTGGTCCCCGAGCCGACCTGCATCTCGGCGGCGCCAGAGAGGATGTTCGAGTCCTCTGTGACACTCGTGGGCAAGTCGGATAGGTCGTATCGGGCGGTCACGCGCCGCCCGGTGCTCACGGTGGAGTACGGGCTGTCGGGGTCGTCGTCGACCGCCGTGCCTCGCACCGAGATGTCCTGGGACGAGAAGTCGACATGGACGACGTTGACCACGTCGAAGGTGTCGCGCTCGCGGTCGAGCTTGAGCGTCACGCGGCAGTCGGGGCCCTCGACGTAGTCGAAGGAGACGGGCCTCTGGTCCGGCTCCACGTAGCGGCGGAACAGCACGCGGCCGTACGGGTCGGTGTGCGCCGCGAGGAATCCGGCGGCTTCGAGCAGGCGGTTGACGGCGGCGAGTTTTGAGTCCGTGCGGTCCTCGTCGGACGATGTCGTCGAGATGCCGAACACCCACGTCGAAGAGAGCACGGCGTCGCTCTCGTCCGCGACGACCTCCAGACCGCAGCTCTCGGCGATCTTCCTGGCGGCGTCGACCATGTTGGTCCCGGCGGGGATAACGTAGGGGCCGTCGAAATCGTCCTTGGCGAGCGCCCTGAGCCTGCCGTAGATGTCGGCGACGCCGGTGGCGACCGCACCGTCCGCGCTCGCCTTTGGGGTGGAGACGTAGAAGGTTCCGAGCGCCTCCGTGCGGCTCTCGCCAGTCCATAGGGACGAAGCCTCGAGGTACACGCGCAGGAGGTCGGTGCCCAGGTCGAGCTCCCCGACATAGTCGATGCTCCCCTGCTCGAAGATGGCCGTGTCTTGGTTGCGCTCCACGCTTCCGCCGGTGATATTGCCGAGCTCGGAGCCCTCGAGGCCGGTGGAGAGGCCGACCCTCACGAATCGGAAGTCTGCGTGGAATGGCTCCAGCCAGAACCTGTCCCTAGGCATTGGGCTCCCTCCAGACCTCTCGCTTGGTGGTGAGGCTCACCCTGTACCAGCCAGGCGAGGACCTCGTGATGTTCGGAGACAGGCTCACGAATGCGCGCTCCCCGTCGTTGGTGCGCGCCCAGCAGTGCGAGTTGGCGAGGAACAGCGCCGAGACGCGCTCGATATCTTCGGCACGGACGCCGAACTCCCAGTTTTCGGGCACGTTGAGCTTACTGGAGGTGAAGCCCATCGGCAGGCCACCGGGCGAGCCGAAGAAGTGGTACTGGACGACGTCATGGTCGTAGCCGCGCGAGTAGACGGGAGGGCCGCCCACCCCGACGGTGCCGGCGACGACCGTAGTCGCGCCAGCGTCGAAGTTGAAGGCGTAGCCGCGGCAGGCGCACGAGGTCTCGACCTCGGTCGTGGAGACCGTGCCGCTCGCGGAGTGGCCCACCGCGACGTAGGCGAACGCCGCGTTGAGCGGCGGCAGGCGGTCGATGACGCTCTGGCCCTGCTTTAGGCCGGTCGCGAGCGTTCGGCGCGAGCCGTCCGGCAGCACGCGTATGACGTCGAAGGACTGGCACGGCGGCAGGTCGTGCAACACGGCCTTGGTGCCCCTGATGGCGACGCCGCCGGTGAACCTGATGTTCCCGGACTCAGTCAAGGCCATCGGCCCTCGGAGCCGGTGGCAGTCGACGGCGTACTCCGACACCCCGTCGCGCACGGTGACGGTAGCGGCGTAGTCGTCGGAGTACGTGACCGAGACGATCGGTGCCGCGGGCACGAGCCACTCCGTCGCAAACGTTCTGGTGAACGTGGCCGCCAGGCCCGAGCCGCCGCGCACGGTGATTTCCAACGTGTATAACGTCTCGTTGCTCAGGCCAGTGGCCACCGAATACGTGCGAGCCGATGCTCCGACGTCGGCATCCAGAACCGAAGCGGACGCCGAGATGATTCTCAGGCGCTGGGAGGCAATGCCGGTCTCGTCGGCGGCCTCCCATGCGATGTCGAGCGGCAGCTCGACGACCGCATCACCGTCCTCGGCCGGCGTGGTGAAGAACGCCTGCGGAGGGTCCGCGACGGTGAACGACGAGTACTGGCTCCAGGCGCCCCATGACGGGTCCGAGCCCTTGGTGCGCACGCGCAGACGGTAGGTCCCCTTGTCGGCGAGTGCCAGGGATGCCGTCGAGGCTGCGCCGGCGATGTCGGCCACCGCCGAGGCGCCGCCGGGCTTGACCAGCTCCACCTGTGCCGCGGTCTGGGCCGTGCCGTCCGGGTGGTTGCGCGACCAGGACACGGTCGCCGTCGTCCCGGTCGGGTAGGCCGGGTCCAGGCCGGAGACCGTGGGCGCGTACGGCGGGCAGATCGTAGCCACGGCGTTGGACGCCGTCCACGCCGAGCAGATGGTGTCTCCGGAGCCCGCCACGGGCTTGTCGCGGTAGGTGCAGACCTCGTAGACGACCCTCTCTCCGGCCACGGCGGACGGGTCTGTCATGACCCAGACGCCCGGCTCCTGCTTGTCGGCGGCGAGGATGCGGGAGATGTAGGTCTTCCCGCCGTCTGAGGTCGCGCGGACCTTGAAGCCGCTTATCCACCACGGGATGTCGGGACCCCGCACGATGAGCGAGACCTCGCCGTCGCCGGATCGCGCGAACGAGACGGATGCCGGGGGCGCGGGGGTCTTGAAGACTCGGACCTTGTTCGACATCTCGGAGACGCCGCCGCGCCAGCGCGCCCTGACGTCGTAGTCGTAGAAGCGGTTGGCGCTCGTCGTCGCGTCGCGCCAGTTGGAGATCGTCCCCTGGTTGTACGGATTCTCGGTCGGCCCGTCATCGGTGTGGCGGTAGACGTTGACGCCCTCGTAGTACTTGCGCGCCCCGTCGTCCGGATGGTTGACCCACTCGAGGGCGGTGGAGCCGTCGGTCGACTCCGTTACGACGAGGTCGGTCGGCGCGTCCGGCTTGTAGGCAGGGATCTTGGGGATGCCGGCGCTCTCGCCGCATGAGGTCACGGATTCGACGCCCCCGTAGCCGCCCACCGAGACGGACTCGGTATAAGCCTCGACCCAGACTCCGTAGTCATCGTCCCTGCGGGCGGCGTCGGTGTATCCGCTGACAGTGACGGCACGCTGGCCACTGGAGGTCGTGTAGCCGTCGCCGCTCGCCCGCCAGACGCCTCCGACCTTTACGTGGAGGCGCACGCCGTACCAGAACCAGTCACCGAAGTCGACAGCGGCGCTCCAGTGGATGCGCGCCGTCGAGTCGTCGATGTTCTCGACCCAGGTCGACAGGGAGACCCCGTAGTACTTGACGTTGTTACGCTTTGTCTCCGCGTATGCCATGCCCTACCCCCTCCTTGACCTGGACGAGCGCTTGACCTCGGCGATGAGCTCCTTGAGGGCGCGGGCGATGCGCTCGTCGACCTCGAGGAGGGAGCCGTCGATGTTGATGTAGTAGGTGTCTCCGCGCTCTACGACGCCGAGCCCGGCGGGCGCGGCGCTCCCTATCGCGACCGACCGCGCGCCGGCGGCGTCGGCGGAAGCGAACGAGACCGTGGGCACGTTGAAGACGTCCTCGACGCGAGCGAGCGCCTTGGACGCCATCGCGGCGGTGCCGGCGGATGCGGCGACGATGCTCTCGCCGAAGTCGCCCATGAGGGCGCGGCCGGAGTAGGTCGTGTAGCCGTGGCCGCTGAACGGGCCCCATTTCGCCGGCGAGAACGGGAACAGGCCGCGGATCCTCTCGACCGCCCCGGACACCGACGAAGTGACGGCGCCGACCGCGCTCTCGATGCCGGACTTGAGACCGTTGAGGATGGCCTTGCCGGACGCGACGAGCCAGGACCCAGCGCCTGCGAAGAAGCCGGTGATCTTGTCCTTGATGCCGGTGACCGTGGTGTAGACGGAGTTGACGCCACTCTGGGCTGCGCCCTTGATGCCCTCCCAAATGGAGGAGAAGGCGCCCTTGATGGCGCCCCACGTGCTCGACCACACGCCGCTTATCGACGACAGGACTGACGAGATGACGGCGCTCACGGCCGAGATGTAGGCCGAGATCACGGACTCTATTGCGCCCCAGATGGCGGACGCCACCGACTGGATGCCCTCCCAGGCACCGGACCAGTCGCCGTTGATGACGGCCATGACGGTCTGGATGATGGCCTGGATGACCGCCATCGTCCCCTGCACCATCGCCGAGACGACAGAGAGGACGGACGTGGTGACCGTAGACATCACGGGCCACACGGCGTTCCAGACGGCCTGGATGACCGACAGCGCGGAGCTGATCCACGCCTGGATGAGTGGCATGGCGGTCTGGATGCACGTGAGCACCGACTGAATCGCCGGCATGACGACCGCGACGCACTGCGCCACGAACGAGATGACCTGGGCGACGATCGGGGCGGCCACCGCCAGGACCTGTTGGATGATGGCGATCGCCGTGCCGAGCACCGAGCAGATGGCCTGAATGACCGGCGGTACCAGCGGGAGCAGCGCCTGCACGAGCTGGCCGATGGGGCCGATGACCTGCGCGAGCGCGCCTGCCACCGATGACATGAGACCGGGCAGCGCCGCCACTACGGGCATGACCGCGGAAGCGATCTGCGCGCCGAGTGGGATGACCGCCTGGACCACGCCGGCAACGGCCGAACCGACGGCGGAGCGCAGCTCCTCGCTCGTGGCCATGAGCCCGATAAAGGCAGCCGCCGCGATGCCGGCGGGCCCGGCGAGGGCGGACAGCGGGCCCGTGAGTCCACCGAGCAGCCCGCCGAGGACCGGGATAGATGAAATGCCCGACGCCACGCCACCGGCGATGAAGGCGGTGAGACCCGCCGCCGCCGGGGCGATTGCCGGCGCGAAGCCCCTGAGGGAGCCGCACACCGCGGTGATACCGCCGGCACCCTCTATCATCTGGTTTATCGCGCGCGCTATGTCAAAGACCGTGGTGGCGAGGCCGTAGCCGCTCAGCGACGAGGCGATGCCCTCGAGCGGCAGCATGCCCGCGATAGCCGCCGATGCGTCGTCGGCGATGCCGCGCAGGCACCGCCCGAGGATGTCGACGTTGCGCGCCAGCTCCGAGACGGGCGTCGACGTCGACAGCATCCTGGACATATCGCCGGAGAACTCCGAGAGCGTCCCGCGGATGCCGGTGATGGCGCCCGCGATGGCGTTGCCGGAGTTCTTGATGAGGTCGGTCGCGCCCTGGATCGGCGCGGTGATGTTCTCCACGCCGATGGCGTCTATGCAGGCGGCAACGGACTTGGTGACGCTGTTCTGCAAGTTGGCCATGGACGTGGCGATGCCTGCCGTGCCGGTCTTCGCCTGCTGGGCGAACGAGTCGAAGCCGGCGTACCCGTTCTTGTCGAGGGATATGAACGCGTCCTCGAGGTCCTCCACGCTGACCTTTCCTGTCTTGAGCGCGTTGTAGAGGTCGTTCGTGCTCGCGGTCGGCCCGAGCATCGACTTGGCGACCTGGTCCATCTGGCCCGGCATGGCGGTGACGATTGAGCGCCAGTCCTCCATCTCGGGCTTCCCCTTGGCGAGCACCTGGCAGAACTGCTCGAGCGCCGCCTCCTGCACCTGCGTCGACGCGCCGCCGGCGAGCAGCGCGTCGTTGAAGGCGAGCATGATGTCGGTCGCCTTGCCGACGTCCTTGACGGTCGGCACGATCTTCTGGACCGAGGAGGTCATGGCGTCCAAGCGCGTGGGCAGGCCGGTGAGGTGGTCACTCATCTTGTCGATGGACGAGGTCGCCGCGTCCGCCCCGTATCCCAGGCCCGCCATGACCTTGGGGAAGTTGTTCATGGTGTCGACACGGCTGATTGCCGAGTCGAGCGAGTTGCTGATGGCCGTGAAGGCCTTGCCGGTGACCGCCGAGACGATGCCGGCGACGGCCCCGACCTTCGCCCCGAGGCCGGAGCTGAAGGCCGCGCCCGTCTTGGCTCCGGCCTTTGAGCCGATGCCCGAGCTGCCCGCGAAGGCGCTGTCAAGCTGGCGGCTGATCGATGACGTGAGGTTGTCGAACTTCGGTGTCAGCAGCACCGAGCCTTTGGCCACGGTGGGCAAGGGTTGATCACCTACCTATGAGCGCTCCCCGAACAGCAGGGAGTCGACCTCGTCCCGACTCAGGTCGAGGCGGCGCGCGGCCGGCTCGGCGGCCCTCACCTTCGGGCGCTTCACGGGGTCGGGCTTGCGGCCCTTGCCCCCGGCGTTCTCGTAGCGCATGAAGGAGAGGTTGTCGACGGCCAGGGCGAGCAGGTAGGCGTGCTCGTCCCATGATGCGCGCGGATCGATGCGCGAAACCGTGCGCGACTGTGCAGGCAGCTGCCCCACGAGCGTGAGCAGACCGTCGAAGTCGCCGTCGGTGAGGGCATCATCCAGGTCAATCGAATAGTACTGGCGGAGGTCCGCCTTGAGCTCGTCGCGTCCCTCGAGCAGGACATCGACGAGCGCGACTAGTTTTTTAGGCGCGCGGCCTCGATGAGCAGCTCCTCGATGCGGACGATCTCCTCGAAGTCGTCGTAGCCCATCTTGGCGGTCACCGCCTCGGCGACCCTGTCCTCGACGTCCTCGCCGAGCATGACGGTCAGGTAGCCGAGCTGCTCGTCGATGCTGACGCCCTCGTTGGCCTTTGAGGTTGCTTCTTCCTCGCTCATGCCCGAGCGGATCGCTTCCTCATAGACGCTGTTGCGCTTCTGAGTCGCGCGCTGCGCCTTCGCGACCTGCTTGAGCACCTTGCGCGACTTGAAGCGGCGCATGTCGAGGACGTACTCGGTGCCCTCCACCACCACGGCCTTCTGCCAGGGCTCCAGTTTCTGGGGCTTCGCCGCTGTATCGAAAGCGAGGATTGCGGGCTTGTAGCCCAGGTACTGCTCCTCCAGGTGCGCGCGCATGCGCTCCTTGGAATCCGCCATCTCTCGCAGCTGCTCGGGGGTCATCTCGTTGACGTCCATGTTTCCTCCTTTTGTAGGCGCAAATGCTTGCGGTAGGCGCTGCGGCGCCTACCGCGCAGCGCCCGCCGCAAGCATTTGACGGGACGGGAGGGGCTGCAGCCCCTCCCCTTTGTCTGTTGTCTTGCTAGGCCGTGACGGCCTTGGGCTCATCCTCGGCGGCGCCCTCGTCTTGCTGGACCGCAACCTGGGCGGCCTTGACGGTGTCGTAGATAGCGGTCGTGTGGGTGTCGCCGTTGTCGTTGTAGGGCACGCATGTGATCGTCGGCGTGTAGCCGAGCAGGTCGGAGCTGTTGTAGGAAACGTCGTCTCGCTCGAATGCCTGGCCGATCGGGATGACGTTGCGCAGGACCTTGGTCGAGGAGATGACCGAGTCGAACACGTAGACGTGTGGGTCGGTGAAGTTGCGGTTGTGGCGGATGGTGACGGTCGCGCCGCTCTCCGTCACGTTGTCGTCTCCGTAGATGGTCTTGAGCACGGCGACGGACGACTGGATGAAGGTCATCTGTGCGGAGTCGGCGTAGCTCGTGAGGTCGCGCGCGACCTCGGAGCCGCCCCAGTCGTTGTGCCCCTCGGAGTCGGTGTCGGTCGTGAACGTCACGCCGTCCTCGGAGATGTAGCCGAGAGAGGCGCCGTGGTGCTGACCGATGAGCTCCTTGAGCGTCTTGGACGGCTCGGTCAAAACGCTGATGTCGGTGCCCACAGGGAACACAGCGGCGTAGCCGCCGGGGCGTCCCTTGGCTACGCCGACGGAGTCCTTGTCGAACATGGGGGTCTCGGACATGTGGCCCTCCTTCCTGTGGCGCGCTACGGGCGCGTCACCATGTAAACGTTGATCTGGTACCGCTCGAAGCGGCTGTCGGGGTCGGGAAAGCGCAGCGTGCCCTCCACGGACACGCTGCAGACCTCGGGTATGGCCTCCCAGCACCAGGTGAGCCACTCGCGTGCCATGAGCGCGAGCGTGTAGGCCTCGGCCTCCGTGCGGGCCCATGTCTGGACGGCCAGGTACGGGTTGTCGCGGCCCGGGCCGGAAGGCCCGCCGGTGCGCTCGACCGTGACGAAGCTGTCGGGGCGTTCGCACGGCACGGTCGTGGAGCACGGGACGCCGAGCGCCACGCCGAGCTTTTGCGGGAGGACCGCGAGGATGTCGAACATCAGAGACCGCATCCCTTCTTGAGCGTGTTGTTGCGCAGGTTGTCGAGGCCGGCGAGCCTGCCGTCCCTCTTCCCCGCCTCGTAGACCAGGCCGACGGCGGTATAGCCGCGCTGGGCGGCCCTGGATTCGTAGCGGGCGCCGGCGCGCTTGAGCGCCGGGTCGCACAGGGCGTTGCACCGCGCCGCGGCTGCCGCGGCCTGGGATTCGAGCATCGCCTTGACCCCGTCCGACTTGAGCACGGCGCGCACGCCGCTGTCCACGTGCCTGATCCGCACGCGCCTACCCATCGACGGCCTCGCACTCGACGGCGCGGTCGAACTGGCCGGGGCAGTTGCCCGCCAGGTAGGGCTGCGGGTCGCCGATCACGCGGTACGCGCGGCCGCCGTAACGGATGAGGCAGCGGCGCAGCGAGCGCCGGTCGCCGCGCGGCCAGTGGAACGTCATGGATACGACGGCGCCATCGGGCCGCGATGCGGAGAGGTCGGCCGAGCCGCCCGGCTGGGGCAGCACGCCGGCGACGTCCTCGGCGGCGCCGAGCTCGCACACGGCGTTGCCGTGGGCGTCGGTGGCGGGCTCCTGCGGGGCGATTACCTGGACGGTGACGGTCTTAAACACCTGTATCGCCCTTCCGGTCGCTTGCGGTCATGGCCTGGATGCTGCGCACGCGGCAGCCGGCGAGGCCGAGCCGCTTGAGGTCAGAGCGCCCCAGGTAGAGGTCGCCCGTGGGGTTCGCGAACGTGAAGCTCGAGGAGTACGGACCGGCCGTCTGCGACTGCTGGGTGATTCCCGCCATGGCGCCGGGCGCGTTGACCGCGCGGGCGACCATGGCCACGCAGACGGCCTTCACGTTCTCGTCGAACGTCTGGTTCGCGCCGGCGAGGTACCGTGTGCCCATATGGCGCCGGAACGCGCCGCGCAGGTACGCCGATGCGTCCTCGAGCAGGGCGTCGACCCTGCCCTCGTCCCCGTCCTCGACGGGGCCGCAGCGAGCGGCGTAGTCGGCGACGGTGGCAAAGGCGTCCACTAGAGCGTCTCCAGGATGGCGACGAGCTCCGCCTTGGTCGCCTTGCGCGGGGCGAAGCCGTTGGCGGCCTCGATGGCATCGCGCAGCTGCTGCACGGTCATCTCGGGTGAAGGCTTCTCGTTCACGGTCTGCTCGGGCTCGTTGTCCACGACGTCCTCGTCCTCGGCGTCATCGTCCTCGGCGTCATCGTCCTCGACGGGCTCTACGGCGGTCTCCGTCTCGGCGGGTGGGAGGTCGACATGGCCACCGGCGGACAGCTCCGCGAAGCGCTCGTCGGTCAGCTCGACCTCCTCTCCCACGTAATGCACCACGAGGGTCTCGCGGTCACGGTACGGGTAGGTAACCAAAGCGATCATGGATGCTCCTTAGGGTTGCCTAGGCGGTCGGGGCGATGGTGCCCTTGACCACGAAGTCGATGTACTCGGCGAAGAACACTAGGCCGACGTAGGCCACGGTGTCGTAGGTCAGGCTCTTGAGCTCGGGCGAGTGGGACACGGCGATGTAGCCGCTCTCGTCGGAGTAGAAGCCGAACAGGTCGTCGCCGTCGGTCGGGGCGACGTAGACCTTGATGTTGTCCTTGACGGTGGCATAGATCGTGCCTGCGGCGACGGAACCGGTGGAGACGAGCGTGCCCAGGCCTGCCCAGTTCTCGATGTAGGAGATGCCGAAGGCGCTGAAGACCTCGGACTCGCCGATCTGCTTGGCGAAGTCGACCGGGTTGGCGAAGTAGACGGTCTCGCCGCTGCCGAAGCCGTACTCCTCGGTGAGGTTGGACAGGGCGGCCCAGGCGTTCGCGGCGGTGGCCACGAGGCTCTTGCCGGTCGCGGCCGTGGTGCCCTCGGCGCCGAGCGCGGCGACGAAGTCCTTCTTGATGTTGCGCTGCATGTCGGAGATCATCGCCGCGTCGGTCTTGTCGACGGCGCCGTCGTAGCCGCGCTTCTTGACCTCCTGCAGCGTGGTCTGCTTGCGGTAGGGCTTGAGCGTCACCTCGAAGGTCGTGACGTCCTCGTAGGCGTAGCTGGACAGCGGGATGTCCTGGCCGGGGGTGTACTTGACCTCAGAGAGCTTGCCGGTGATCTTCTTCTGGTGCAGGGTCTCGCCGACGGCCGCATGGATGGGCGCGCAGGTGGACAGCATCGCCGTGAGCTTCTCGAGCGACTTGGTGAACGTGTTCACGAGGTCGACGTTGCGCGCGGCTGCGAGGGTCTTGATATCGGGCATTGGGGCCCCTTTCTCCCCTTACTTGAAGAGGTCGATGTTGGCAGCGATGGCCGCCATGCGTTCCTTCTTGTCCTCGATTCCGAGGATGTCCTTCTTGGAGGGCTTGCCGGGCTCGGGCTTGCCGCCGGCCTCGGGCACCTTCGGCGCGCCGCCCGCCGGTTTCGTGATGGCCGCCACGGCCTTGGCCTGCTCGGTGAGCGCGTCCTCGTCCTCGCCGTTGAGCGTGGCCACGATGGAGCGGTCGAGTCCGGTGGCCTTTGCCACGGAGTCGACGAGCGCGGAGCGGGCGGCGCTCGCCTTGAGGGAGGCGTTCTCGCTCTCGAGCGCGCTCAGGCGCTCCTCGACGGTCGGGTCGGTCTTGGTCGCGGCTGCCTTGAGCTCGTCGAGCTCCTTGAGGTTCGCCTTCGAGCGGCTCTCCCACTTGCGCGACTCCTTCAGCGCGTTCTCGTAGAGTGCCTTGTAGTCGGGCTCCTGGCCGGGGTCTCCGCCCTGTGCAGGGTTGGTCGGCTCGGTCTCGGTGGGCGTGGTCTCCTGGGCCATGCTCCCTCCATTTCCGCCCCGTGCGGGGCATCGTCTTGCCCCGTGCGGGGCGCTTTTCGGCATGAAAAAGGCCACCTGTGCGGATGGCCTGGTTCAACGTTTTGGCCGGGTTTCCCCGGTTATGTGTCCGTCAATTCGACGGCATCAGATAAGACTAGATACTCAGCTGGTGAAAAGTGATCATGCGTATGCCTCCTCAGGGAGGTTACCATCGATGGCGGCATAGGGATTGCCGCCACGGTCCTCCCAGCTTGCGCAGACGTAGCTGTTGTAGCCTTCGAGTTTCTCGTCCTCTCCGGCCAGCCAGATCGGCTCAAACTCGGAAACCTCGTCGTTTGGGATGGCCCATCCGAACATGTCCCAGCAGTGCTTGCCGCCGATGATCTGCTGGCGGACGTCTATCGTGTCGAAAAAGAAACTCATCCCATGCGGCGCAAGCTGCAGGTTGAGGAGGTCAACGGAGTCGATGACGTACTCGCTGTATTCACCGGTCAGGTCGCTTGCGTACCTTATTCCAAAGCGAGGTGTAGTAGTCACTGTAGCCCTCCTCGTATTTGAACAGCGAAACACGGACTTTTTTGTCGAGGTTGACGACGGCGATATCTCCGCCACGGAAGTAGACGGCGCAGCGCTGGCCGTTTTGGCCTCTTATGTCATCCACGAACGCGACATCATCCGCCTCGTCGATGACCTCTGACAATATTCTATCGTATTCGTCCTGCCCGGCCTTCGACCTGTAGTCGATTCCGTATTCTGCGGCGTGCTCTTTTGCGTGCCAGTTTCTTCGCTCTCCACTTGACCAGTATCTAACTTCGGCAGATGTCGGGGCCACCTCGCGTGCGGCGATCTCGCCATGCGTGATGTTCGCCTCAATGGATGGGCGCAGGTGGCTCCTCACCACCTCGTGGAGCGTCGGCGTGGCGTCGGCGTTGCCGAGCACCTCCTCGGCCAGCTTGATGGCCTCGGCTGTCTCTGCGCGCGTCCTGCGGGTCCGCAGGTATTCGTAGAACTCCTCGGCGTTTGCGAAGCCGTTCGCCTTGATCTCCGCGTTGAGGCGGGTCGCCGCGCTCATCCATCCGCTGCTCTTGTGGCCGACCTTGCGCATGTGCGCTGCGGGATTGGTCTTCCTAACGTTCTCGGGCAGCTCGCCGCCCTCCATGACCTTGCGCCTGAGCTCCTCTCGCTCGGCTGCGCTCAGCCCCGCGGTCGCGTCGACCTTCTCGAGCTGCCACCACTGCTCGCGAAGCTCCTCGGGGCGCACGCCCTCCACGAGCTCCGCGTCCGGGTCGTCCTCGAAGCCGGGGACCACCTTGCAGTCGCAGTGCCGGTGGAAGTGCTTGAACTCACCGGCGGATTTGCGCGTGTGGTAGACCGCGCCGCGGCTCGCGAGCATGATGCAGAAGGTGCAGGTCTCGAAGCCCGTCGGCACGCGCGCGAAGCGCACGCCGGCGCTCCTGTCGCGGCCCACGTTGGAGATGATCGTCTCGTTCAGGCTGCGGAACGCGTCGTTGCGGGCGTACTCGCCGCACGCCCTGGCGAACGCCGCGTCGCCGCCCTTCACGAGCTTCTTCGCCTGGTATCTGGCAACAGTATCGACCGATTCTGGCCTGTAGGTCGTCATGGTGACGGCCTGCTGCAGCCTGGCGCCGTTGCGCTCGGCTAGGTCGTCGTACCATTGCGCCGCGAACTCCGCCGCGACGTCGTCGTACCCCTGGACGAAGCCCTCCATGATGAGCTTCGCGGCCTCGCGTTTCTCGGCGACGGTCGCGCCCTCGTGGGCGCGGCACCAGGCGAGCACGGCAACCTCCACGTCAGATGCCGCCCCGTCGCCTATCTTCGCCACGGCCCGGTTGTAGGCCGCGAACTCGGCCGCGCTAATCATCGGCGGGCGGCGCGGGCTCCGCCGCCTGGGTGACGCCCGCCATCAGGTCGAGCGCCGCCGAGCGCGTCACGTTGCGCCTGATCTCGGACGAGACGTTGCGCACCTCGTCGTCATCGAGGCCGTTGAGCCGCCAGAAGGTCGGCGTGCCAGCGAAGCCCTCGACCACCGACGCGAGCTTGATGGAGCTGTCGGTCTGCTGGGCCAGCGTCGGCATGGCGGGGTTAAGGAAGTGGACGGACACGCCGCAGGCGTCCTCGGCCTCCTCGTAGGAGCACCCGAGCTCCGTCGCGATCGCGGCGGTCGCGGCCTTCGCCAGCGCCTCCTTTGCCTCGCGGATGAAGTTCCTGCACTTGAGGATGAGCGGCTCGTTCTCGGCGTAGATGGCCTCGGCGGAGCTTGGGTTGTCGCTCATTATGCCGAACTGCCCCACGTGGATGCCGGTCGCGGCGCTCATACGCTTGCACAGGTTGCCGAAATGCTCTGTCATTGGCTGCATGCTCGGCTGCGTGAGCTGACCGAACTGCGGAATCGTGCCGTCTTCGGTCTTGGTGACCTCGAAGATGGAGCCGATGAAGGCGCTCCACTTGGTCTTGTCGGCGAATGCGTCGCCGTCGGTGCCCAGAAGGTACTTCTGGGTCGAGGCGGCGAACGCGGCAGCGATCTCCTCGTTGACGTTGGCGCGCATGGCGCAGTCTATGTTCCAGCGCACCTCGGAGTTGATCCTGGACACGCCGAACGGTCGGTCGTCGTCGGGGTTGTGGGGCATGACGAACATGGGCACGGCGCCCAGGCCGTGCTCCACGTACTCGGCGCTCCACTCGTTGCGGCGCACCTCGCGGATGCGCACCATGCGGTCGGGCAGCATGACGTTGACCCAGTCCGGGCGGCTCGTGGGGATTCCCCGGTCCTTGGCGAAGGACACCACGAACATGCCGGCGGAGAGGCACTCGTGCACGTCGTCCCAGATGCCCGTGCAGAGCGTCGGCGGGTACGCCGAGATGCGTGCGCGGCCGCGCTCGTCCGCCGTCACCACGAGCATGGAGAAACAGTACTTGAGCGCGGAGTTGACGGCCTTTCCGACGCGCGTGAACATCCTGTTGCGCTTGGCCACGGAGGTGAGCAGGCCGTTGAAGTCCGCGTCGTCGGGGCACGTGAACCCGTCGAAAACGACGTGGTCGCGCATGACCTCCACGCACTTGTAGCCCCAGCCGCACGCGACCTCAAGGTCGTGCAGCGAGTCGGGGACGGAGATGCCGAGGTCCTTGAGCATGTTGTGTGCCTCGTAGTAGTCCGAGCGCAGGAGGTTGCCCCTGTAGTGCGTCTGCCAACTGTTGAGCAGGCAGCGCACCGTCTCGCGATCCTCCTCGAGCAGGCCGTCGGCGGACGCCACGGCGTAAGGTATCGAGATCAAGTGACCCTCGCCTTCATTCCAGGTTTTCTCTTCGATGTGTTGAGCGCGAGCAGCGCCAGCCCCGCGGCCTCGATGGGCGCGGCGTTGTCGCCGCCGAAGCCCCAGCCGCCGCCGGAGCCGATCTTGCGCTTGGGGGACGTCTCGGCAGAAAGGTCGAGCGCCGGGCACGCGATGTGCGTGACCGAGCCCGCCTTCGCGCCGGACGAAATGAGGCTTGCGGCGGTCACGGCCTGGTCGGTGCTCGGGCGCAGGATGTAGTCCTTGGGCATGCCCATGCCCTCGAGCTTGTCGCACAGGGCGCCGGCGCCCGCCTTGCCGTCGATGGCGACGCAGGCGTACCTGCCCGCCCTCGCGGCGATCCAGTAGGCCAGCCAATCCGTGCTGGGCTCCGGGTCCTTGCAGAAGGGAAGCTCAACGTGCGCGGTCGGCGAGCCGGGCGGCCGCACGGCGCACGCCACGGCGACGGTCGAGCCGTCGGCGCTGAATCTCACGCCGGCGCAGATCTTGCAGCCGACGGTCAGCTCGGGGCCGCTCCCCACGAGGCACTCGCCCCACGCGACGGCGCCGATGACAGGCTCCTCCACCTGGCTCTGCGGGGGCAGCCAATAGCCCAGGTATTCCTGGGCGGCCCCCAGCTCGTCCATGTCCTTCATGCCGGTGCGGATGGCGCGGATGTCGGCGTGGTAGCCGAGCGAGGGCATGACCGCAGGCCAGCGGCTCTCGTCCCAGATGTCGCCGATCTCCTCGACGCCGTACTCCAGCCAGAGCAGGTCGGACGCTATCTCGCCGCCCTCCCACGCCTGCTGCCGGAGGTTCTTGAACACCTCCGCCGGGTTGCCGGCGCGGGTCGGCGTGCCGGCGTAGACGATCATCAGGTTGTGCTTGGCGCCGGACGTCGTGGTCGGGTTGATGACCTGCGTGTGGATGCCTGTGAGCTCCTGGGCCTCGTCGTATATGACAATATCGAACGAGAAGCCCAGGCGCGAGGACTTGGTTCTGGTCGAGAACTGGATGACGCCGCCGGAGCTGAAGCGCATCCACTCCTGGCCGGTCTGCGAGCAGACCTCTACCAGGAGCTTGCGCCAGCGCGGGATGCCCTCCGACGTGTCGCCGGGGCGGCGCCCGAAGATCTTCCTGAAGCGGTCGACCATCTCCATGGTCGTCGAGTAGTTGTGCTCGGTCCAGAGCACCTTGTAGCCGGCGAGCGCGGCCATGACCGCGACCCACACGATGAGGACGATTGACTTGCCCTGCTGGCGCTCGACCGAGATGCCGACGCGCGGGTGGACCCATTTTCCGTTGGCGTCCACGGCGCCGATGTCGTGGGCGAGTTGCTCCTGCCACGGCACGAGCTCGTATCCCATCGTCGGGGCGAGCTCGACCGCGAGGGAACCGATGGACCTCTCGTAGGGCTGGACGAGGCGGAGCCTCGGCTTAGCCGAGGACGTCTCGCAGGACCGAGACGGCGTTGATGATGACATCGTCGCCACCGTCCTCCCCAGCCCCCTCTATTCGTTCGATCTGCTCGAGCGTCTCGCGGTACTCCTTGGCGAGTCGTGCCGCCTGGCTGGGCTCGGCGTCGTAGAGCTGTCGCTCGATGATCTGGCGCACCCACCGGAGCCTCCCGAGCGTGTCCTGGCGGCCGTCCGGGGCGTCTGCGGGAGGAGCCACGAGGCCGGCGCCCACGGACTCTCCCGTGGACTCGCCGGTCGCGATCTCGCCGCTCTCCTTCATCCTCTTAATGAGGGCGCACACGCCAGAGCGCGACCGCTTGAGTTTCTTCGCGATAGCCGCAGGTCCGAGCGCCGGGTACGCGTTTCTGACGAACTCCCGCTCGTCCGCGGTCCAGGGCTTGCCCCTCGGCTTCGTGGACTTCGTGGACATTCCATGCACCTCCCGGTATGGACTCGGTTTCGGGGCCTGCGCAAAAAAGGCTCATTGCCATGGGGCAAGCCTTCAGCCCCCCGGGGAGAGGGCCATCCCCCAGGGTCGGGTCACCACGGCAGCGAGGTCGAGCAGCCCACGTCGCGGGGGCGCGGCGAGATCGAGCCGTTGAGCGCGGCGAGGCTCTTGTTGCCGCGCCGCTCGTTGCAGATCCGGTGGGCCGGCGCGACGTTCGCGCGGTCGATGGGCGAGCCGCCCTTGGACACGGGCACGATCTCGTCCACCTCGAAGCTCATCGGGTCGCCCGCAGGCAGGTCGTAGTCGATGGCCATGCCGCAGATGTGGCACGGCAGACCCTGCGCCTTGAGCCAGGCGCGCACCTGCCGGCGGGCGTGGCCGTTGGCGTAGCGGGTCTTGGTGGCCAAGGCTAGAACTCCACCGTGGAGCGCCCTCGGTTGGCCATGCATTCCTCGAGCCCCGCATAGCGCAGGCGCTCGACGGCCTTGCCGGCCCCCTTGCACTTGCGCCCGCCCGCACGGCGGGCGATGCCCAGGGCGCGGCGGAATGCCCACGCCATCACAGTGTCGTACCGGTTTGCGGCACGGACGATAGCCTCGAGTGCGACCACGGACCCACCTCATTACGTTGTCGTTCAATAGAAAGGCCGGGGTCCTGAACTGCTAAGGGGACCCCGGCCACTCATCTGTGCTTCCACGCACACCCGATCCTCAGGCCGCGCGGGCGGCGCTGCGAATCGACACCCTAGTTATATCCCAACCGAAACGTGCAACGGTGTGCAATTGTGTGCAATCGCGTGCAACTGTAGGCAATCACGCGCAATCACGTGCAATCGTGTGCAGTCCGCAGGCAAAGAGAAACCCGCCGGCGTGGAGCCGACGGGTCACGACAGGAATATATCCAGCTCAGACTGCAGCGCGGCCAAGACCGGATCGTGCTGCCGCCAGACCGACCATGTCCGTCCAGTCCAAGGCGGCGCACAGGTCGGAGTTCACCGACCTCACCGACACCCCGAGGGTCCCAGCGATCTCCTGCAGCGTGCGGTCCTCGCAGTAGCGCAGCTCCAACACGTCGCCCCATCGCTTGCCTGGGTTGGCGGAGCGCACGCCCGCGCAGAGCTCGCGGCCCCGCTCCACCTCGCGCCGCAGCTCCGACAGCTCCGCGCCGCTGCGGCGCTCATAGTCGATCCTGTCATCCGTCGAGCGCATGAAGTCCGTCCCGTGCGCGCCCTTGCCCACGGCGTCGTAGCGCTGGGCGCGCACCTGCTCGCGCGCCTGCATCGACTCGATGACCGCCAGGCGGCGGTCGATGCCGCGCTGGGCGGCCCGTACAGTCTCCAAATATTCACGTGCGCCCATGTGACCTCCCGCGTGGTACCATGCATTTGTCATATAGAGGATGCCGGGAGGCGTCTTTGCCAAAGGCCGCCGGCGCTCCAACGCCAGCGGCCTTAATTATATATCTATCTGCGGTAACTCAATATCTCATCGCGACCTCGCGACGCATGGCCATGATCTCGTCGTGCGTCGGCCCAGTGGGCGCCAGGTAGCGGTCGACACCGTCGCGCTTCGGCTTGGTGCCCTTGCGGCGGGCCTCCTTCGCGCGGTCCTGCTCGTGCTTGCGCCGGCAGTCCTCCGAGCAGTACTTGGCCTTCGGCGCCCGCGGGATGAAGATCCTTCCGCAGACTGCGCAGTTCCTCTCCTGCACGTCCCACATCACGGTCATCTCATCGACCTCCTGCACCTGCGGGCGCGCCGCGCCTCGATACTCTTGCGCACTCGGCGGTTCTCGATGACTATCTGCCACAACCTCTCAAACAACCTCATCGCTTAGCCTTCCTCGACCTCTTGAGCGCACGGGCCCGGTCGCGTTCCAGCGCACGCGCCCTCCGCTCCGTCTCCCCGATCTGCGCCGACGTCACCCGCGGCGCGTCGGCCCGTCCATGCACGAGCGCCCGGCGCGCAGGACCCGACACCAGATCGGGCACCGTGCGCCAAGCGGTTGCGCGGAACAAGTCGGCCGCCGAGCGGATCACCGGCTGTTCCAGCTGTCCGCGAGCATGGCGACGGCCTGGCGGGACGGCGGCAGGTCCATGCTCCCCCACGCGACGCTGTTTGACAGCCCACAGGCGGGGCACTTGACGCTTAGCACGTTGGACTTGGTCAGGGAACGCTCTCGCACGTCCTCCACCTTGGGCTCCGCCCCGCACTTGGGACACGCCTTGAACTCGACTTCTTTAAAGGTCACAGCTCTCTCCCATCTCCCTGAACTCGGCCTCGTAGCACCTCGGGCAGTGAGAACGCCTGCACACATCGTCCTCGGGTATACGCCCGCGGCACAGGCCCACGGCGAGGTTGTAGCCGCACTCCAGGTGTCCGCCGCGTGCGTCCTGTTGCAAAGCCTCACCGAGATCCTTCAGCAGCCTCTCGAAGCTGTCGGGCCTGCGGAGGTAGCAGTCGTCGACGTACGCGTCCCTACCGGAGCCAAGGTGCACGACCCACCGCTGAGACCAGGTCGAGAACTCGTACGACTCAACTTTAAGGAACCTCCCCTCCGCGTCGAACAGCTTTACGGTGTCCAGCGGAATACGGCCGCCCTGCGCGTCGACTGGGCCCAGCGGCCCCAGCGTCGGCAGCTGAACCACCTCCCCATCCGCAGTCATGAAGCTATCGACCACAAGGCGCTCGCTCATTTCGTGCTCCAATCCTTCTCGATCTCCTTCTCCTCCGCGACCATGATCAGCGCCTTGTTGAGGCATCGCCTCGCCTGGCGCAGCTCCTCGCAGATGTCGCACCCCTGTCGCAGCCTGTCGCACTCCCTGAGCGACCTCTTGACGTCCTCGAGCCTGCCGACGGCGAGGTCTATCCAGTCGGCGGGGCCGCACGCGTAGCTCATCGGGACTCACCCCTCACGCCGAAGATGTCGGCCAGGATGTCGCCCGGCGATGCCACGAACGGCTCTGGGCTGATCGGGTCGTAGGTCACCTCGAGGTAGCCCGGGTAGCCGATCGTCACGCCCGTGGGCTCGCGCCCCGGAAGAAGCTGGTAGCCCCAGGCCACGCTCACCCTGTGCTCGTCCAGGATGGTCTCGGTTCGCTCCACGCGAAACCTGTAGCCGCCCACCCGCTCCGTGTCGTACGTGTCATCGGCCCAGGGAATCCGGTGCCTGTCGAGGGCGTCCCGGTAGGCCCTCATCACCGCTGAGATCTCGGTCAAAACGTCTCTCGCTTTCTCTCTTCGGACAATATGGCATTAATTGCGGCCTCGGCCTCCTCGGCCGTGCCGCCTGTGCCGTCTAGCGGCGGAAACCCCAGCGCCCGCTGGCCCAACTCCGCCGCGCCCGCTGGCACACTATTGACACACCTGCGCTCCAGGTCCTTACCCTCCGACTCCTCACCCTCCGGCTCCTCGTCCTCCGGCTTTTTGCCGCCCGCGATGGCGGCGACCCTCTCGTACAGATCGGCGCGCTGCGCCTCGCGCGCCTCCGTGTCGTGGAGCTCCTGCTCCTTGGTCAGCCGGTCGGCATCCCCGCGCGACATGACGTTTGCCATGTAGATCCGTGTCAGGTCGAGCGGGCGGCCTCCGGCGGGGTCGGCCTTCTCGTTCCTGAGCATCTCCAGGAGGGTGATCATGACGCCTCACCCAGCTCGCGCCTGAGTTCGACTATGCGCTCCGCATCCGTTTTCACGGGCTTCCACACGGAGGCTCGCTCGACCTCCTGGGAGGTCTGCCCGCCCCGCGCCTTGCGGTCCGCGTCGAAGCCGACCTGCTTGCGGCTCCAGTTGCGGGCGAGCGCCCACACGTCGGTCACGGGCAGGCCGCTCGGCAGCGTCCAGCCCTGTGCGGCGTAGTGGTCGAAGAACTGGCGGGGGTCGCCGCGCAGGCAGTTGGCGGCGAAGTAGGCCTCGACGTCCTCCATCGAGGGCGGGTCGAAGTCGTCGGGGGCTTGGCGGGACGCGCTATAACCCGCAAGGGTTATCTCCTTCTCCTTCTCCTTCTCCTTCTGTTGGCTACCCTGTTGGCTACCCCCTTGGCTACACCCTTGGCTACCCCCTTTGCTACCCCCTTTGCTAGGCACCCGACCGGAAGACTTTGCGGCCCTTGCGCGGCCCCCCATGCTCCCGCTCACCATGGCGTCGATGCGCCCCCTTGCGAAGCTGAAGGCCGCCATGGTCGCTGGCTTCAGCTTGGGCTCTACGCCCTCGTAGCCGTAGCGCAGCATCGCCCAGGCGAGCGCCATGCCCTCCCTGTCGCCGAGCGCACGGCATCCCTCGTAGAAGTCGCGGTTGAAGTTGAACTTATCCATCCATGTCACCTCCGTAGATCGAATCGGTGAAGGCCGCGGCGGCCTCCCTGTCGCGGCCCGGCAGCACCGAGCCGTATATCTCGAGCGTCGTCTTGACGTTCGCGTGCCCCAGGCGCTCCTGCACCAGGCGCATGTCCCACCCGTGCGTGAGCAGCCACGTGGCGTGCGTGTGCCGGAGCGTGTGGAAGACCGTCTCCCCGGGCAGCTCGAGCTCGCGCGCGATCGCCTTGAACCGGGCCGTCACGGTCGACGGCCTCGCGAGCCCTCCCGCGGGCCCGAAGGTGATCAGGGGCGCGGCCGGCCCCTTGCGGACGAGCCACGTGTCCTGCCAGGCCAGGTGGCGCTCAAGCTGTGCCTCGACCGCCGGCGGGATCGAGACGTTCCGCGAGCGCTTGCCCTTGGTGAAGGGCTGCCTGTGCAGGCTGGGCTTCTCGACGGCCTGCCCGGCCACGTGGATGTCGTGCAGTGAGCGGCGCCAGTCGCGGCGCTGCAGGCCGCAGACCTCCCCGACCCGCATGCCCGTGTGGAGCGCGAGGAAGACCGCCATGGCCTCGGTGCGCCGGGCGATGTTGGCGTCTGTGGCGTCGTGCGAGGACATGGCGGACACCATCGCGCGGGACAGCCCGTCCGCATCGAGCTCGGACAGGGCGAATGGCTCCCCGGGTTTCACCTTGGGAGCCGGGACCTCGAGCATGACGTTGTAGCCGATGACATGGCGCCACTTCCCGTACGCGACCTTGAGCAGCGAGTGCATGAGTCGCACGGTCTTGGGCGACAGCCCCTTGCCCGTCCTGGGCGCGAGCAGCGTGCGGTACGCCGCCGACACGTCCCACGGCTGCAGCTGGTCGTAGGGGATGCGCCCGATGGTTGGCTCCACCATCGTCCTGACCGCGCTGCGGTAGGCCGCGACGGAGTTGTCGGACAGGTTGTTGACGGGGTCGGAGATATAGGCCTCGAGCATCGAGGACAGGCGCTTGGAGCTGTCCTGCGCCGAGGAGGGGATATAGGTCGCGACCCATTTGTCGCACTCGGCCTGGGCCTGTTCGCGGGGCAGGTCCCCGTCCCAGGACTTATACGGCCTGATCCGCCTGCCCGTGGCGCGGTCGGTGCCCATGTAGGGGCGGGCGAACCAGCGGCCGTCCGCCCCGCGCTGCACGACCGCCCGGCGTTCGCTAGGAGAGGTCACTGGCGGCGAGCTCCTTAGCGATGTGCGCGATCTTGTCGCGGTCATCGAGATTGATGTCCAGGAGCAGCTCACTGGCATCGGAAGGGCTTACCGCAGCGAGCATGACCTGGCCCCTGGCCTCGGTCTCATCGATACCGAGCTTGACCATGGCCCTGACCACATCGCTAACGAAGCACCGCATGATGTCGAGGACAATGGGCTGGGTCATGCAGCCACCTGCAAAAAACAACACACCGTCATCGGTGTCTCCGGCGCAGAGGAGCGCATCCGCCTCGAACTCCACTGGTTCGACGTTCTCGCGCTCAATCGTCACCTTCAGCTTCTTGCTACTCATCCTTCTCCTCCTCAAAACTCGCCAGCACCCTCTCCATGAGCCACACGTCCTCCTCGCCGGGCTCGAAGCCCGCGGAGCAGAAGATGTCATAGTGGTCGAGCCACGCCTCCGCGTCGTCGCCGCCCCAGCGGTTGTTGAGCTGGGCCATGTCCTTGGCCGCCGCCATGAGCCAGCAGCCGGCCTCGTACTCGTTGGGCCTGCACGCCTTGAGGTTGCGGGCGAACTCGTCGCGCACGCGACCGAAGCGCTCCTCGTTCTCGGCGTTGCTGTCGCCGCCCATCGCCACGAGCAGCGCGGGCGGGTCCTCGCGGCCCACGCGCACCTTCATCATGAGGTCCTTGGACATGGCGAAGGCGCCGGACGCTACGAAGCCGATCAGGCTCCTGTACAGCTCCTCGAGCGCCGCCTTCTCGCGCGCGGCCTCCTGCTCGATCCGGATCTCATCCTCGGTCTTCTCGGGCTCGGCGCCCGAGCCGTCATCCGGTTCGTAGAGGTCCCAGTAGCTGCCCTTCCACACGGCGACGGTGCCGGCGGCGAACTCCTTCCCCTCGAGTTTCTGGGCGGCGAGGCCGACGTTGGCCCAGTCCGTGTAGTTGAAACCCTCGGGCTGCTCCTTCACGACCGGGATGCCCGCGTCCCCGAACGCGTCGTAGTCCTCGGCCTTGGCCTCCTCGCGCTCGTTGCGGCGGCGGATGCTGTCGGCCTTGCCCGCCCAGCCGTCACCGGCGGCGAGGACCGCCTCGACATCCTTCTCGTCATCGAAGGCGCTCGCGGCCTCGAGCTGGTCGAGCGTCACCTGGCGGCCCTCGATGCTCCCGCGCAGCTTGCGCGCGGCGCGGATCTGCCCGGCGGTGGCGCGGCTCGCGCGCTCGATGCGCTGCTCGTCGACGCCAAGCACGAGCATCTGCTGCACGCCGCGTGCGCGCTCCGCCTCGGTCAGCTGGCGCTTGTCGTCGGTGGCGAGCATGGCCACGAGCTCGTTGGCCTCGTCCATGGTGTCGGCCACCAGCGCGGAGACCTCGCGGTCCTCCCCGTAGATGGACGACAGCGCGCGGTAGCGGCGCTCGCCGTCCACGATGCGGAACACGTTGCCGTCCGCCACGACCACGGGCGGGTTCAGCGGCTCGCCGCCGGTCGCCTCGATGCTGCGGGCCAGGGCGCCGATGTCGCCGAAGTCCTCGCGCGGGTTCTGCTCGCTGGGGCGGATATCGCCCAGGCGAACCTGCCTCTTCTCAAACTGCATGTCATTCCTCCTAGTAGTACATCCCGCTCGGGGCGGTCCCCTCGATGGCGCCGGCGACGGCGAGGAGCGCGAGCATCACGACGGCGCACACAACGCTGCGCACGCGCTCGGGAAGCGAGTTCCACCACTCGCCGAGCCTGCAGCCGGCACCCCAGATAAGGTCGCCCATCACGCCACCCGCCTCGGACGCCGCGCCGGAACGCAGTCGGGCGAGGGCAGCGCCGGCATCGCCCCGCGCGCCCTGATGGCGGCGTCGATGTCCTCGCTGCTCACCACCTCGCGAGAGCTGTTGGGGTTGAGCGACGGGTAGCGCGGGATGATCCCCTGCATGACCATCGCGCGGAACGTGACGTTGTCGCAGCAGGCGTAACGCGCGCCCTTGGCTATCGACATCCACATGGCCTTCTCCTTTCATTCGTTGAGCCAATCCCTTGCCGAAGGGCCGCACCGATAGATGCAGCCGGAGGGCGCTCCCCCGCCAAAGGGAGCGGTGCCGCCGCCCCGCCAAGTCGGCGGCGGCACCTTGTGGGCCGGATGTAGGGAGTCCGGCCCCGTCGCGCCACGGGCCCCGCGGAATGGGGGCGGTGCGGAACCCGTGGCGCGACGGGGGCGGGCCCGCCGTCAGTCGCGGAGCGACCCTGCCACCCACGCCGCGATGAACGGCAGCGCCGCGGCGAAGCAGCCACGCGCCAGGCCGTAGGCCCCCTGCGCGGCGCACATCCAGCCGGCGGCGTCCATCACGACGGCCGAGGCGAGCAGCGCCCGCCTCATTCGCGACCGCGGCCGAACGGCCACTCGCCCGGCGCCGGGTCGATCTCGAAGGCGTCGTAGGCCACCGGGTCGAGCGCCTGCCTGCGGTCGAGCTCCACCAGTCGCGCCATGTAGGCGACGTCGCCGGCCAGGACGTGCTCGCGAAACGCGTCGCGCGCATCGACCAGGAACTCGAACACCTCCGTGTGCCACTCGGCGTCCTCGCCTGCCCACGTCACCATGCCTCCCAGGGTCGTGATGTCGTCGGGCAGCTCGTAGCTCTTGCCTGTCATTCCTCTTCCTCCAGATCCTCCATGGGCACGCCCAGCGCCCTCGCGAGCCGCTTGGCCGCCCCGTACTTCGCGTCGGCTATCCCCCGGCGCTCCCAGTTCCGTACCGTCGTCTCGGTCACGCCCGCCTTCACCGCGAGCTTGAACTGCGAGAGTCCCGCCTTCTTGCGGAGCCGTCTGATCTCATTCATTGCCATGATCGGACGCGATAAGGTCGGCCCCGATCTCCGCGTCGTCCGCGAGCGATTCCAGAATCGCGCGGGCGCATCTGATACAGGTATCGACTTCATCGAGATCCTTGCGGGCGCATATGACATGGGCCTCGGCTGTGTCGAGCGCCAACTTCCACTTGCTCATCTTCTTGCCTTCCATCTCTTCCCCCATCCCTATGCGGCCTCGTCCGTGTTCCAGCCCATCAGGTCGTTGGGCGTGCAGCCGAGGGCCTGGGCGATGGCATACGCCTTGTCGACACCTGGAACCATCGAGCCGTTCTCGTATCCGATGATTGAAGATGCCGAGAGCCCCGCCTTGTTGGCCAGCTGCTCCTGAGACATATCGGCTCGAGCGCGGGCGGCGCGCAGGTTTGCGCCAAACTCGTCCTT